GGTTAAAGGGTTGGGTGAAAAATGGGTCGGAAATTCGAAGCGGTTTTCTTTTTACACAAACTTTACATGACTTTTACAAAAACGAGGGGAAAAAGGCTTTTGGGGGGGCATATCTTTACATCGGGTCGTGAGTATTGCTCAAATGGGCTTATAAGTGTGTTTTTTATGGCTGTGTCCGCTCCATCAGCGTCATGGGGTGCACTGATCGGGAGAAGGTGGTTTGGCGGTTTCGCTGCCGTTTTTTTGATTTATCTCAAATTATATTATCTATTTTATTCCAAATAATAGTTATTTAGTATATTTGTAGGTATAAAAATTGCGATATGGCAAAGGTAATACATGTGCATTTGTTGCATAATATAGGCGGAACGAAACAAAAGGACTGGTATTTCAGCAGTATATCGGCGGTATATACGGTTTTGACGGCTGAACAAGTGGGAGCGACGAAGAATTACCTGCTCCATGCCGGGCTGTCCGGGAATGGCACGGTGTGCACGAAAAGGGCTATAATCAAGCAATCTACGCTCATTTCGGGCGGTAGAAAGGCTGACGATTAGAACGATATAATAACGCCTGTCGAATGGCTTTCGAGCGTTATTCCTTTGAATGCTGACAGAGAGGGCTGATCGCCCTCTTTTTTTTGTGTCCATTTTGATTTAGGGTTACAATTAGGGTTACTATTTAGGGTTACAATTTTATTAAGTTTAGGGTTACGTTTAGGGTTACAAAACAACTATTATTAACGTATACCCCAAAATATAAAAAGGTGCTAAAATGCAAATAAGTCCCGTTTTTTACCATTTTCAAGGAGGAAAAACGACATTTATTTTTAATCACAAAATTGTTATATATAATTGACCATTAGTGTATTAAAATAAATATTCGCTTGCATTCCATTAAAAAAACGTGTGCGTGTCATTTTTTGTGCGTCGTTGCGCGATGTACGTGTTTTTATCAATGTGTTGTGCGTTTATGTTCACTCGAGGCCGACAGATCCAATGACAAGGGCGAGACCTGTTATCTCATCGAACGGTACATCGAAAGCCGGATATTCCTTGTTGTCGGACACTACTGTAATATAACCATCTTTTGTACTCGGCATAAGCCGTTTCACGAGAATACCTTGCTCTCGTGTAGCAATGACGTGACATTTATTCCATTGTAGGAATTTTCGGTCTTTGAGTATAGTGCAAGCTATCACGTCTCCGGGGTTAAAATGCGGGTACATGGAAAGACCGGATACTTCAATCATGAAATCCACATTGCAATAGCGAAACTTGGGTATAACGTAGTACTCTTTTACATCTTTTTCTTCAATAGAGAGGAGACCGTTACCAAAGCCAGCCGCTGCTGTTTCAGTAACCAAAGGAATGGGCTTTACGTTTGTGGTTTCCCATATCGTTGTCAAAGGGCGGGCTTTGGGTCGATCGATATTATCTTCCGGTATAGGTGTATTGGTAGCAGTAGGATTAACTGTTACAGATTTGAGCATATTCCCATGTCCAGTTAGGAGCCATTCTGGATTAACATCTGGATATGTGGCGATAAATTTCGCCATAACATCTTCGGTTATACCTGTTGCACTTTCAAGGGTCCCCCTTGACACTCCTATTCTGGTATAAAAATCGCGCTTGCTGATGCCTAATGTAGCAGCATATTGCAAAATTCTTTGTTTTATTGGCGATATTTTTTGCTCTTTTGTTTGCATGTGGCGAAATCTTTTGTATATTTGCAAAGTGTTTAATCAGTAAACAGCGGCCAAATATACAAAATTGGCTTGAAATTAACGAGTGTCAGAGATTAAAGAATATGAACCGAAACCTATTATTAACAAGTGAGACGATGGAAAATCAAGAAACGATGATGAAAAAGCGGGATTTTGTAGCCGAACGGGTAAAAAGCCGTATCGATGGCCTATTGGAAGAGGCCGACAACTATACGCGAATCATGAATGAGGATTATGAGTCATTTTTTATGGATCATGCGGAAGATATGTATAAAGTACAGCTTGAACTTTCCGAATACCGCAAGTTGAAAGCCGTGGTAAGCTCCGGAAGCCTTGAAGATATCCGGTCATATTTGGTAAATAAAGTGAATAACATTACCAATACCCTGCTTGGCGAAAAATTGCGATTAAATACTACCGGCGCCACTACCCAGCTTGCCCATATTTTAGAACTGGAATTTATCCGGGATTTACGCAGCAAGTTTATCATGTTCCTTGACTTTATCGGTAAAGACGAGAATGTCGCCGGATAATAAAAAATCGAGCGTGACAGCCCGGAAGGCGTCAAGAGACGGGCGGACGGTGTGGAAAGACACACGGGGCAATGGTTTTTGCGTTGGGGTTCGATTCCCCATGCCCCACAAAATCCAACCATTAAAACTTAAAGTTATGAAAGCAACAATGAATCCAACAAAAATGGAGGCGCGGATCAAACAGAAGCTGCGCACGCTGATCGGCAACGTGACACACATGCAGAATGTCGCCGACCAGACGCTGGAGCTTATCAAGAGCATCCTGACAGAGGACGAGCGAAACGACTCGGACACCTGCCGCGTCGTCGAGAACCTGTCGTGCGTGTGCGAGGAGGCATTACAGGTGTTGTGCGAGGAACTGAAAAAGGGAACCCGGCTTTACGAGATTCTGAACGAAGAAGGAATGCGAACCAAAGCCATTGACAGCCTTTGATTATGAAAGCCATTGAGAATTTTTCGGGGAACCCTCTTTATCGTCTATTATCTTTTGAAGAGCTTCCTCAGTTATACAAAGAGTTGATTCTTTCCTGTTATGGAACTCCGTATACGGATAGGCCAGCGGGCGACAGAACTGTTCCGGGAAAGGATCCTCTTTCAGGAATTTTTGGAGCTGACTCTGAACCTCGAACGGATCACCCCGAAAAAAGATGTCATAGTCTTGAAACAGGCCGTCGACTATCGCTCGGAACTCCTTTATCGAGGATAAAGAGTTCGAAGAAGAACGAAACCGAACAAGGTCGGCGACAAATCCTTGAAAAGGCGTATGCAATTTATCGTGAATTTCGTCGAACAATGGGGCTTCGATGTCTATCGCGTAGTCAATTCTACGCAATGTCGCGGCACTGATTAGGGTGTCAAGGACAAACTGGCGATACCGATTTGCCTTTTCGGCATCCAAGTATGTAATCACATAGTTCAATCTCCATTTCTTGGGAGTTTTTCCGGACGGTTTCATGATGTAGTTATTGTAAACAATCGCAAATATAATAAACCCCAAATAAACAGACAAATGAGAAAGCAGATATTGACAGACAACGAGACCAAGTCCTTCTTGATGAAAACATTCAACTGTACCCGCCAAGCGGTATGGCAGGCATTGACCTTCCAGCGCAACAGCGACCAAGCCCGGCGGATACGCCATCTCGCCCTGCAACGCGGCGGCAAGTTGACAGACGGCTATGCACCGAAGTGCGAGACTTCCTACGAAGAAGGAGAAAAAACGATGACCCAGAGATTCGGGTCACGTGTAAAGATAGTGGCGCACAGGGAGACCGGGAATGTATCCGTGTTCGTGGACGACCGGCTGAAAGAGAATTACGAGAATTTGAACGTTTGCAGCCTCATGCAGTTGCAGAGCGAGGTGGAACAGATGGCAGCCGTGTTGTAAGAGGAGGCGATATGGAATACTACGGAAAGATATTGTGCATATCGTACCACGATCTGACATACGACGACCGCCCCGTTATCATCGATGGGAAGGGCGACTACAGCAGAAGTCGTGCGTTGAAAGATGTACATCCGTCGATGCTTTCCGAGGAAGAACTTGCACCCATCATGTCAGAGGCTAATTATAAGCAACTGGCGGCCCGGGGACAAATCAATGTAGTCCGTCAAGGGAAAGGACTCGGGAATTATGCACTGATAGAAGTGGCCACCCTTCCCCTGCGATTTCAGGAGAGGATAAAGCTGAAATACGGGGACATGAAAGACGATATTCTCAGGAACTGGTTCGGCAGCCACTTCCACATCGAACCGAAAGCCCGGGAGTTCTACTCCCGATTCCGTTTCGACAACGGTAACACGCTCCCTCCGGAACGCATACAGGAATACACGGTGAACGCCTCGGTGATAGAGAGTGTATTGGAGCTGATGGCCGACACGGTATTGATGCGCAGAGCCATGAAGGGCGGCCCGGTGAACTGGGGCGAGATGGCGGGGGCGATCAGTTACTATCAAATCGAATTCGGGCATACGTTGCCGATAAGCGCCAACCGCTTCAAGAGGCGCGTGTGGGATTTCAAGGCTCAGGGATATGAGAGCTTAATCAGCGGAAAGTTCATGAACCAGAACCGTCGCAAGGTGACTTACGGCATCGAGCGGGTGCTGCTGGCGATAGACGCCCAACCGGAACAGCCCTATAACACGACGGTATGGGAACAATACAACCTGTTTCTGGAAGGAGAATGCGAATTATTTGACCCGGAAACGGGCGAGATACTCGACCCGGCCGATTTTACAGACAAAAACGGCAACCCGATCGTGTTAAGTCCCAAGACGGTGGCGAACTATCTGACCAATCCCAAGAACAAGGCGTTGAGGGCGAAACATCACATGAGCCAATGGGACTTCAACAACGCCTACCGTCCGTACCATTTACGCTACACGGGAGCCTATTCGCTCAGCAAGATCTCCCTCGACGACCGTGACCTCCCTCGTCCGATGAAGGACGGCAACCGGGTAAAGGCTTACTACGCATACGATGTGGTGAGCGGCGCCGTGGTGGGCT